TCAGCTCAAGTTGCAAGTTCTGCAATGCAGACTCAACAAGTGCTTAGTTCGTTTAGTGCCGACAGCAGTGTTGGAAGTACAATGGTTTCGCAAAACACAGCAATCGGTGGCGCAACAGACACGCAAGCAACAACAGATGGTGGATCTTCCACAACTACCACAGTGGCAAATACGAACAGTAGCGTTTCCAGCAACACAGGAAGTGGGTCTGACAACAGCATTGACAATAGTATAAGCGGTAGCGATACATCAGGACAGTCAGATGCAGATGTAATAGCAGAACAAATCGTTGCACAAAACATGCAAGAACAAAAAGAAGAGCTAGAACAACAGCAACAAGAAACTGGTGAGTATGCAGACGAAACACAATTAATTGCATACATGGGCTTTGTGCAAGGCTTTGATGGCTATCTTCAGACAAGCATACCTGAGCAAGACACTTGGTATGAACCAAAAGATATTTATGCTAATGTATTATTGCCAGACAACAACAGCGCTTTTGTCGGTTTGTACGGTAAGAGCTTGAATGATATGAATGGCTTGATAAACATGCAACCAAATTTATAGGAGTGAATATGGATTGGTTCCAAAATAAAACAACACAGCTCATTGCTTTAGCTGGGATAGTTTCAACATTGGCTGGATTCGGTTATACAGGCGCAACTTATGTAAACCGTATAGAAAACCTTGAGTCAAAAATGACTCGTTATATTAATGAAATAGATGCTTTGGCAGATCAAGTTACAGCACTCGACAAGAATGTTGTTGCAGTTGGTGAGCAAATCAAATCTTTAAATGTCGAAACACAGGATTTAAGTCCAATCAAAAATGACATTGTTGCAATCCAAACAAGCATCGCAGGTATTAACTCAAGTATTGACTCTATGTATGATGATGTGCAGAGCTTAAAAAATAAAAATGACAATCCACTAGCAAACTAATATTGATCTGTGGCAACAAAAAAAAGAAAAAGCAAAAAAGATCCAAGACTAGCTAGAGTTGGTGTCAGTGGTTACAACAAACCTAAGCGCACACCCAAGCATCCAACCAAATCTCATGTAGTTGTTGCAAAAGAAGGCGACAAAATAAAAACCATAAGATTTGGTCAGCAGGGCGTAAAAACAGCAGGCAAACCGAAAAAAGGTGAGTCAAAAAAACAAAAAGCAAGAAGAAAGTCATTCAAAGCAAGACATGCTAAAAATATTAAAAGAGGCAAGATGTCAGCAGCTTACTGGGCAAATCGTGAAAAATGGTAAACAGAGGATTGAATATGCGAAAAAGAACAATTAAAAGCAACAAGACCAAAGCTAAACTAAAAAAAGTTGTAAAAGGTTTGAAGAAAGCCAGCAAAACACACGCCAAACAAGCGAAAACTTTACAATCAATTAAGTTAAAAAAAGGCGGTAGCGCAACAAAAAGGAAAACAAAGAGCAAGTCCACAGTAAACAAAGCTGGAAACTACACCAAGCCGACCATGCGTAAGAGGTTATTTAACAAGATTAAAGCTGGAACAAAAGGCGGTAAAGCTGGGCAATGGTCTGCAAGAAAAGCGCAAATGCTTGCAAAAGCGTATAAAAAAGCTGGTGGTGGATATAGAAACTAATCTATAATCGAGAAGTTATGAAAAACATGAGAATAAAAATCCCAACGATTAAGCGTGGTGGTGCGAAAAAGTCTAAAGGCGGAAGAATCATGAAAAAGTCTAAAGGCGGTAGAATCATGAAAAAGTCTAAAGGTGGAAGAATCATGAAAAAGTCTAAAGGCGGATCCATGATGAAAAGAAACAAAAAAAGATAATTTTTTTAACAGGTAGTGGCATATTTGATTAGCAACATCCCACACTTCAAGTGTTGGGTCAGAAGAGAGTTTACTCATAACCATGAATCATATCATGATGAGTATCTTCACGCATTGGCTATAGCAGTAAATACTGTTCCAGATCGTTCACTAAGTTTTCATGTAGTCTTTACAGGATGTGAGTCTGATTGTGAGGACAACGATGAGCCAAATGTACATGGTGGAGCAATGTGGGCAAGATTACCGATACAAGCCATGGTTGCTGATATTCCTATGGAAGATTTCCCAGAGCCCATGCAAGATCACATTGCACAGCCTTGGGATTGCGAGTCAAGAGATCATGCGGTAGTCGTATTGGATAGAGTCAGCTCTTCACCATGGCTTTGCAAAATAGATGGCGAGTTTTACACTGGACAATATTTATTTACAGTCGATTATACAAATTCTGATATTGCAGATGATTCAGCACAACACAAACAGTCACATGTCTTGTACATCACTGAAGACTGCGAGTTGCGTGGTAATTTAGTTGCTTTGCCAAATAATAGGGTCAGAGCCACAAGTCCTGCTCTTTGGGTCACAGGCGAAGGAGCGCCTGATTTTAAACCATCTCAATGGAAACATTCAGCCGAACAGCATGAAAGCTACCTTGACCCATCTATCACATTTGATAATCTATATGAGGAATAGTTATGGCTTTGAAAAAATCACAAAGATCACTGAAGCGCTGGACAAAACAGAAATGGCGTACACCTAGTGGTAAAAAATCATCTGAAACTGGTGAGGTTTATGCGCCAGCGAAGACCATAAAAAAACTTAAATCTACTGCAAAAGGCAGAAAAAAATTAGCATCAGCAAACAGAAAGAAAAGAGCAGCAACCAAAAAAGGCAAGCAACACGCACGACATGGTTTGCACAAAGGTAAAAAAAGGTAAAAAAAATGAGTGAAGAAGAGCATTACGGAAGTCCTAGATTTGGTGGCGACCTCAGCCGAAACGAAGTCGAGATCGACCTCAACAAATTTATGGCTTTGCTTCAAGAAAAATCAGAATTAAAAGATCGAATAAGAGAGCTCGAAGACGAGAAAAACGACAACCCATATCAAAAGTTTATATTTGTAGCAGAAGCAGTCGATGCATGGAGGATAATCCCAAGAGCGTTTCTTGGTATATATATGTATCTTTTGTATTACACTGTCATGTGGTTTATGGATTTGCCAGACCCAACCTTCGAACAATCAGGCTTGATCTCTATTGTTGTTGGTAGTGGGGCAGCTTGGTTCGGATTGTATGCAGGCACACATAAAAAAGACGCTAAAGAATAAGGAGTAAGTTATGAAATATGGATTGACAGATTGGTTTAAGATTACATTTCTAGGTTATGAAGCAAAAAAAGTCAGAGCTAGAAATGAAGATGGTACTTATGTAGCAGATGATAAGTCAACAGATGACGAAAACGAAGCCTACATAACTGTCGCAGTCAAACCAAAGGACAAGTAAGGCTTAAATTTATGGGCTTTCCCTTCGAGATTATCACAATGCTCGGATCTACTCTATTGAGTAGTCTTCTTAGTATCTGGTCACAAAGCAGAAAAGCAAAAGCTGAGGAGCAAAAATTGTTGATTACCAGAGGCGAGTTTGAAATGAAAGCAAAAAAACAATCTCTCGATCATGGATTAAAAGACAAAGGTTTTGCTTGGACAAGAAGGATTATTGCCCTGACTGCGATATTTGCAATCGTTTTATTGCCAAAACTTGTGGCTGTATTCTATCCAACTGTCGATGTGACAGTTGGGTATACAAATTGGCTACCCGGTTTTATGTTTTTTAGAGAAGGTAGAGAAGTATTTGAATGGGTCACTTTTCAAGGTTTAGTTATTACACAATTAGACACAAATTTAGTTTCTGCAATCATCGGCATGTATTTCGGTGGTAGCTTGGTAAAAAGGTAAATGTGTTCTCTAAAATCCTCTATACTTTATCTAGGTGTCGTTATACGACATTTAGAGCTGGATAGAATCACCAATATGTCACTACCTTGCTATCCAGCTCGCTGATATGGAAAATGTAACCATAAAAGATCTCGATATCTTATCTGAACAAGATAAAAGCGAAGCGATTGCTCTTCTATCAAGATATGAGCAGATGGACGCTCAAGAAAAATGCAAAACAGATTTTTTGAGTTTTGTGAAACACATGTGGGGCGGTTTTATAGAAGGAAGGCATCACAAAATAATTGCGGAAAAATTTAATAGAATTGCCACAGGTGAATTGAAAAGGTTGATCGTATGCTTGCCTCCAAGACATACAAAGTCAGAGTTTGCATCAACATACTTTCCAGCATGGATGATGGGGCTAAATGGTCATCTAAAAATTATCCAATGTACACATACCGCAGAGTTAGCTGTGAGGTTTGGTCGTAAAGTAAGAAACCTGATTGACAGCCAAGAATTTCAACATATTTTCCCAGAGCTACAATTACAAGCGGACAATAAATCTGCTGGACGATGGACAACCAATCAAGAAGGTGAATCGTTTTATGCTGGTGTTGGTGGTGCGATAACAGGTCGTGGTGCGGATTTATTGATTATTGATGACCCACATTCAGAGCAAGATGCTTTGTCGCCAAAAGCCTTAGAGTCTGCCTACGATTGGTACACATCAGGACCAAGACAGCGTTTACAACCCGGTGGAACAATCATTATCGTAATGACTAGATGGAGCACAAAAGATTTGGTCGGCAATCTTTTAAAAAAACAAGCAGATGAACACGCAGATCAATGGGAGATGATTGAGTTTCCTGCGATAATGCCTGAGTCAGACACGCCATTATGGGGCGGATTCTGGAAAAAAGAAGAGCTTTTGAGCGTGAAAGCATCACTGCCAATATCTAAGTGGAACGCACAGTGGATGCAGAACCCAACAGCAGAAGAAGGATCTATTGTTAAAAGAGAGTGGTGGAACAAATGGCATGAAGAAGCAGTACCGCCATATAATTACATCATTCAAAGTTACGATACTGCGTTTTCTAAAAAAGAAACAGCAGATTACTCTGCAATCACAACATGGGCTGTCTTTGAGAACGAAGACGATGGTTCACAAAATATTATTTTATTGGATGCAAAGCGTATGCGCGTTGATTTCCCAGAGTTGAAGAAAGTAGCTTGGGAAGAGTACAAATACTGGGAGCCAGATTGTATTTTGATAGAGGCTAAAGCATCAGGAACTCCTTTAACTCATGAGCTTAGAAGGATGGGAATACCTGTAACAGCATACACACCAAGCCGTGGACAAGATAAGGTCGCAAGAATGAACAGTGTTGCACCAATATTCGAATCAGGCATGGTTTGGGCTCCTGATGAAACATTCGCAGAAGAAGTTATCGAAGAAGCTGCTTCTTTCCCATACGGTGATTATGACGACTATGTTGACTCCATGACTATGGCATTGATGCGTTTCAGACAGGGCGGTTTTTTGAGCCTCAACAGCGATTATCAGGACGAGATCAAACTGATGAGAAAAAACAGAACGGTATATTATTAACGAGAAATAAGGTATAAATATAATTTATTATGGCAGTCGAAAATAAACTTGGAACAGAAACCGATCCTGACATTATTGAAACAGGCGGAACTATAGAGGTCGTACCAGAGAAATCCAGACAAGAACAGTTGGATGAAGCGATGTCAGTTTTGGTGACTGACGAAGGCGTTTTAATTGATGATGAAATAACAGCACTCGAAGAAATAGTCGAGAGCGATTTTAACGCCAATTTAGCAGAAACATTAGACAATGACACCCTCATGAGGCTTTCTACTGACTTATGCGATTCTGTAAAAAATGATCTGGAGTCAAGATCTGAATGGGAAAAGACCTACATCGATGGCTTGAAGTATTTGGGCATGAAGTTCGATGAAAGTCGGTCACAACCTTTTGAGGGTAGCTCTGGCGTAATTCATCCTATTTTGGCAGAAGCCGTAACTCAATTCCAAGCACAAAGCTACAAAGAGCTTTTACCAGCTAAAGGTCCAGTAAAAACACAAATTATTGGAACGAGAACGGCTGAAACAGAATCACAAGCAGAGCGTGTGCAAGAGTTTATGAATTATTACATTATGAATGTAATGCAAGAATACGACCCTGAGCTAGATCAGTTGTTATTTTACTTACCATTGGCTGGTTCAGCGTTCAAAAAAGTTTATTTTGATTTCGTCTTGGGTCGCGCAGTCAGTAAATTTATACCGCCAGAGGACTTGATTGTTCCTTATGAGGCGCCTGATTTGCACAGCGCAGAGAGAATTACACATGTAATAAACATGTCAAAGAATGAAATCAGGAAGCAACAGCTTTCTGGTTTCTATGCAGATGTCGAGATTCCTGATGACGCATATTATGATTCAGATGAGATAGAAGATGAAATTGATGAAATACAAGGCGTAAAACCGAACTACGCGGAAGACAGAAGCAGAACCATCTATGAAATACACACCATACTTGATTTGGAAGGCTTTGAAGATGTCGATGAAAACGGTGAAGTTACAGGGTTGAAACTACCATACATCGTAACCATAGACGAAAAAGCCAATAAAGTATTAGCGATTAGAAGAAACTATCTGCCTGACGATCCGAGAAAAGACAAGATAGATTACTTCGTGCAATACAAATTTCTACCCGGTCTAGGATTTTACGGTTTGGGTCTGTCTCACATGATTGGCGGTCTCTCAAAAGCATCAACATCTATACTGAGACAACTTATTGATGCTGGGACTCTTGCCAACTTGCCTGCTGGTTTCAAGGCAAGGGGCATGAGGATAAGAGATGAGGCAGACCCTCTCCAACCCGGTGAGTTCCGTGATATAGACACCACTGGTGGATCACTCAGAGAAAACTTAATACCACTGCCTATCAAAGAACCAAGCAATGTATTGATGCAACTGCTTGGTATTCTGGTCGATTCTGGTAAAAGATTTGCAGCAATAGCAGATATGAATGTTGGTGATATGAATCAAGCTATGCCAGTCGGCACGACAGTCGCACTTTTAGAGCGTGGTACAAAAGTAATGTCAGCGATTCATAAACGCCTACATTACGCACAAAGAATGGAATTTAGATTGATGGCAGATGTTTTTGCGGATTACCTGCCACCGAATTATGACTATGAAACTGGTTCTGGTCCGAAAGAAATCAAAGTACAAGACTTCGATGATCGTGTAGACATAATACCGATTAGCGATCCGAATATATTTTCACAAAGTCAAAGAATTACGATGGCACAAGAATTATTACAAATGGTTCAGTCTGCCCCTGATGTTCATGGTCCTTTGGGTATTTATGAGGCATACAAACGCATGTATTCTGCTTTGGGAATAGATAATATTGAATCGTTGTTGCAACCACCACCAGATATGACGCCTAAACCTATAGATGCAGGTCTCGAAAACAGTGGTTTTTTAATGGGACAGCCAGCACAGGCTTTTGTTCAACAAAATCATGAGGCACACATTGCAACACATCAAAGTTTGTTTATGACAAAGGTGGTCCAAGAAAACCCACAACTGCAAGCCATGATTATTAGTCATGTAATGCAACATTTGCAATTCTTAGCATCACAGTTGGCAGAACAACAAATGCCACCAGAGTTGCAAGAAAGAATCGGTATGCTACAAATGCAAATGCAACAAGTCTCACCAGAAGAGGCACAGATGATTGCACAGGAGCTACAAATGTTAATCGATCAAATGAGCGCTCCGTTCATGGCAGAGCTTACAAATCAATTCTTGTCTTCCATACAAACTGGTGATTCTGGCGATCCTCTGGTTGCTATAAGACAGCAGGAACTAGAACTCAGAGATAAAGAGCTCGATATGGAGCAAGAACAGTTTGCTGTCAAACAAGAACAAAAAACACAAGACAAAATGGTAGACGCACAAATACAACAGCAAAGGTTGGATGTGCAAAAAGCTATTGCAGATGATAAGCTACAATTAGGGCTTGATAGGTTACAGCAACAAGCGAATTTAAAACTTTTAGAATTAGAGCAAAAATTTAGGAGAAACTAAGTGACGACATCATATAAAAAAGAAGCTGTCGATGAGCTAAAGAAGCAAAAGAAAATCGAAAGAGAAAGAGAACTTGCAGAGCTTATGGAAAAAAACGCAGAAGAGGCGAAAGCCCATGCTGAAAATATGGCTAGAATAGCCAAAAAAATGGCTAAGATTGAAGCTGGTTACGATGCCAATGGCTCACCCACAGAAGAAGAGCCCAAGAAAAAAGCAGTAGCTAAAAAGAAAGCACCAGCTAAGAAAAAAGCACCAGCTAAAAAGAAAGCACCAGTTAAGAAAAAAGCCAAGAAGAAAAAATCCTAATGGATCCAATACATTTGGCTGAAAAGCTCCAAAGAGAGATTGATAAATTGTTGGAGCAAGTGCAAGAAACTTACATGAGTGGATCCCTACGCGATATGGAGCATCATAAATACTTGCAAGGCAAGTTGGAAGCGTTGTATTATATACAAGATTTTATAAAAACTTATTTTAATTCGGAAAAATGAATACAAAAGTAGAACTTGCATCCGCTTATGTCGATCCAGACGAAGTGGTACTCAAACCAGAAAATTTAGATAAAAGCGTGTTGGAAAGGATGCCTCAACCAACAGGCTGGAGAATTTTAGTATTGCCTTATCGTGGCAGAGGCATGACTAAAGGTGGCATCGCTTTAACCCAAGAGACACTCGATAAAGAACAACTTGCAACAGTGGTTGCTTATGTTGTGAAATGTGGACCTTTGGCTTATAGCGAGGATAAATATGGTTCCCCATGGTGTGAAGAAGGTCAATGGGTATTGATCGGAAGATATGCTGGGGCAAGGTTCAAACTGGAAGATGGTGCTGAAGTTAGAATTATCAATGATGATGAAGTCATAGCGACAATACTGAATCCAGATGATATAGTGAGTTTATAATGGAAGAACAAAATATTGAAAGACAAGAAGAGGAAGTCAATATAGAGATTGTTGACGAACCTCAAGAAGAGCAAGTTGCACAAAAGAATGTTGATACTGATGATGAGCTTGATAAATACACAAAAAATGTGTCGAGGCGCATCAACAAAAAGAATCAACAAATAAGAGAAGCTGAAGAAAGAGCACAACAAGCAATGGAACAGTTGCAAAGAGTGCAAACTGAAAACAGCGCTCTGAAGCAACATGCCACAACACTTCAATCACAAAATTTAATCGCTGAAGAGCAGTCTATTGAGGCGAAAGAACAGCAAGCGAATGACATATACAAACGAGCAGTCGAGTCTGGTGATGCTGAACTGATGTCAAAAGCTGACAGCTTGAAGAGTGATCTAGCGATACAAAAAGAAAAACTTAGAGTTGCAAAAAATAGGCAGCAACAACAACCAGTGGAAACACAACAAGCCTATACACAACAGCCACAGCAGGTGCAACAAAAAGCACCAGAGCCAAGCAGAGAGGCGTTAGAATGGCAAGGTAAAAATCCTTGGTATGGAGATGGCGCTAAAGAAAATCACAATGTCGAAGCAAGTCAGTTTGCTTATTACACGCATGTCAACCTTATAAATGAAGGTTTTGAAGCTGACAGCAATGATTATTATGAAGAATTGAATAAAAGAGTTTACAAAGTTTATCCAGATTTGGATAATGATAGTAATGCCGAAGAAAGAGATGATAGACCCACTGTGCAAAGAGTCACATCTGCTTCCGTTGGAAGTCGGAAAAAAACACAAGGCAACAGAAATGGCGTTGAGTTTACACCTTCTGAAATAAAGCGTCTTCGTGGTTTAAAGCCTTACAACATGTCTGAAGAAGATTGGTTGAAAAGGGTTGCCAAAGAGAAAGTGAAAGCAACTACTCGTAGGGAGACGATATAATGACAGAGAATGAAAACAGCGTAAGACACACGCGTGAATCCGAGACACACGATAAACAGGCTCGTAGACAACCTTGGCGTCCAGTAAGAAAGCTAGAGACTCCACCTGCCCCAGAGGGTTATGAGTACCGATGGATCAGAGAGTCATTTCTTGGACAGGAAGATACGAACAATGTAAGTTATAGACTTCGTGAGGGATGGGAGCTTGTACAAGCAACCGAACTACCTGAAGGTTTTGATTTTCCTGCAAAAGAAAAAGGCAGATTTGCTGGCGTTGTACACAACGAAGGACTCATTTTGGCAAAAATACCAAAGGAGACTGTTAAGGAAAGACGCGAATATTACGAAGGTAAAAACCGTCAAGCCAACGAAGCGCTAGACAACACTATGTTTAACGAATCAGCAAAAGACAGTCGCTATGTCAAGTACGATTCCAAAAGAGAGTCCCAAGTAACTTTTGGTAAAAAATAAATCGTAATTATTACGGGAGACAAACATGGCAAATAATGATGCTGCTTTTGGTTGTAGACCTGTTCGAATGATGGGTGGCGGTGCCTATACTGGAGGACAATCCAGATATAGAATTGCAAGCGGTGCGACTACTCCAATATACCAAGGTGATTTGGTTACACAACTCACTGCTGGTGTTATTGGTAGACACGCTGCTTCTGGTACTGTACCTATTGTTGGTGTGTTTAACGGTGTTTCATATACTGACCCAACTACAGGCGAACAAGTCTTTAAAAATTACTACCCCGGTAGTATTTCAGCCAGCGATATAATCGCCAGTGTGATTGACGACCCTGATGTTGTTTTCGAAGTACAAGCTGATGACACTTTTCCTGTCGCAGATTTGTTCGGAAACTTTGACATTGTGGACGGATCACCTGTCGGTGACACAAAATCTGGAAGATCAAACCTTGAGCTCGATGTAACGACTGGTGCTACCACCGCTACATTGCCACTCAAAGCGATTGATATTTCTGAAGATCCTGATAATTCGGATGTTGCATCCGCCAACACCAATGTTCTATGTGTGATTCAAAACCACATCATGGGGCAGAAAGGTGCTGGTTTAGCATAAGTGAGGTAAATTAGTTATGGCAATTTCAAGAGCACAACTAGCTGCTGAACTCGAACCCGGATTAAACGCGTTATTCGGAATGGAGTATGATACATACGACCAAGAATATACCGAGATCTTCTCAATCGAGGACTCACAAAGAGCTTTCGAGGAAGAAGTTTTAATCGTAGGTTTTGGTTCTGCACCAACAAAATCTGAAGGTCAAGGCGTTGTCTACGACAATGCTTCTGAAAGCTACACTGCAAGATACACGCATGATACGATTGCGTTGGCTTTTGCACTTACAGAAGAAGCGGTCGAGGATAATTTATATGATTCTTTAGGCAAACGATATACAAAAGCACTCGCACGATCTATGGCTAACACCAAAGAAGTAAAAGGTGCAAATGTCCTAAACAATGCGTTCAGCTCCAGCTTTACTGGTGGTGACGGTGTATCTCTGATTAACACTGCACACCCTCTAGCTGGCGGTGGCACTGCTGCTAACAGAGCAACCACTATGGCTGATCTTAACGAAACTTCGTTAGAAGACGCATTGATCGACATTGCAACATTTACAGATGATCGCGGACTGACTATCAGTGTGCAAGGATCCAAGCTCGTGGTACCACCACAGCTCGTTTTCATTGCAGACAGAATAATGAACAGTCCACAAAGAGTCGGCACAGCAGATAATGACATCAATGCTATCAAAAACACTGGAGTTCTACCCGGTGGATACACTGTGAATCATTATCTAACTGATCCTGACGCTTTCTTTCTCTTAACTTCTGTTACAGATCAAGGCGAAGGACTTAAAATGTTCCAAAGAACAGGTATGGAAACTTCTATGGAGCCAGATTTTTCTACTGGCAACATTAGATACAAAGCTAGAGAAAGATATAGCTTTGGTTTCTCTAACTGGCGTGGAATTTATGGTTCTCAAGGCGCTTAATTGAAGTCGTAATACACTTTATTACTCAGTATTACAATGAAAGGGCTCTTCGGAGCCCTTTTTTTATGGTAAAAATAACTTAAATTATCTTGTATAAATAATTGTACATTTGTACAAAATATGTATAATAATAATTGATGATTACTTATTACATATCCACTGGAAGAGGAAACAATCTATACACTTTGCGTTGCTACAGAAAGTTTTGGGTTGATTTAGGGGCTCTTGGTGGTCGCATACAAGAAGAAGATGAATACATTAAGACTCTTTGTGTTGATTCTGATTTAGCAATTAAAAAGGCAAAAGACTATATCGACACAAAACATTCAAATGATGAACGAAAACCAGATCTAAAAACAGACGGCGCAACATCTAATTTATACAAAATTAAACGCAGAAGCTCAGAAGAAGTTGAGCGAATTAGAATCTTAGAGGAAATATCGGCTGGAATCAAATATGGAATTGCAAGAAAAAGAAATCTTGCAAAGTGGACAATCGAAGCACACAAAAAACTTGATGAAGGCATTAATCCAATCGGTTATTGGAGAGATATTAAGATCGAAGAGATGCCAATGAAAAATATTCGATATTTTGCAGGTTTGACTGAATACAAAAGCGAAGTACACAAAAGATTGTCAGATCTTTGCAAACCACACTGCAAAGATGTGTTTGAAGATCGCAACAAACATTTTGCAAATATTGGTGATAAAGTAAATGTCAAAGCAATGATTGTAAAAATAGATCATTGGAAAACTGATTTTGGTACTTCAATCTCGACACATTATATTACAGAGGAAGGCGAGAAACTTAAAACATTTGGATCATGCACCACAGCTTTTAATAGAGCGATTGTTGATGATTACAAAATATATGACATGATCGAGTTTGTTGCCACAGTCAAGGCACATAATTCTTTTGATCCGACTGAAGAATACGATATGCACTTTGGTAAAAAGCTCGTTCATTATGAGGGCGATGGCAAAGTTGTTTACAAATCTACTAAATTGATTCGTCCTAAACTAATTTCTTAGAGACACCCTTTACTTTTGTGCTATAGTTGAATAGTCATATAGATGGTAAACCACATGGGGTGGTTTGCTGGCACTTATAATATGGAGGGCTGTTTATCATGACTACACACTTTACATCAGGAGTTACCAATGTTGGAGCTGATTCAACATTAGGTAAAGTAAAGGCTCCTGCACCACACAAGTATCACTCATACTTCAATGATTTTGATACTTATCTCGCGTCTGACTGGACAATCACAACAACAGAAGGTGGCTCTGGTAACGCCAGCGAAGCCTTGACTGACGGTGACGGAGGTTTGTTGTTGATTACCAACGATGATGCTGATAACGACCATGATTTTTTTCAACTGGTCAAAGAAGGTTTCAAGTACGAAACTGGAAAACAGTTAGCGTTCAACATCAGATTTAAAACGAGTGATGCTACGCAATCAGACATTGTAGCTGGACTACAGTTGACTGATACGACACCTTTGGATGTGACAGACGGCATTTTCTTTTTGAAAGAAGATGGCGCTGCAACAATCAGCTTCATAGTTGAAAAAGACAGTACACAGTCTACTCTGTCTTTGCCTAACTCATTGGCAGACGATACTTTCATGACTCTGGGCTTCGTTTACGACCCTAAAGATCAAAAGTTCCATGTTTTCCAAAACAATGTTCTGGCTGGTACAGTTGTAAGCACAAATGCTCCAGACGATGAAGAATTGACTGTTTCATTTGGCATACAAAACGGTGCTGCTGCTGCTAAAACTTTGACAGTTGATTATGTTGGAGCAATGAAAGAGCGTACAGCAGTCACAGAGCTGTAAGGAGTAAGTTATGGCAGATGCAGTCACCTCTCAGACTATACAAGATGGTGAGAAAAGAGCGATCTTAAAGTTCACCAATGCCAGCGATGGCACTGGTGAATCTGCCGTGAAAAAGGTTGATGTATCGGCATTGGCAACAAATTCCAGAGGTCAAACATGCACAGAGGTCAGTATAGCTAGAATATACTGGGCGACTGTAGGCATGAGCGTCAAGATGGAATTTGACGCAACTTCTAATGTTTTGCTAATGCACCTACCAGCCGATTCAACAGGTGATGAATACTATGACCGTTTTTCTGGTGTACCCAACAACGCTGGGTCAGGAAAAACTGGAGACATAGATTTTACAACTGTCGGACACAGCGATGGCGATTCTTATAGCATTATCTTGGAACTGATAAAAAAATACGATTAAAGTAAATGGCAACATCAGGAAGTAAAAACTTCGCGCCAGATGTAGGAGAGTTTGTAGAAGAGGCTTTTGAGCGCTGTGGTATCGAGTTAAGAACTGGATATGATCTTAAAACAGCGCGTAGAAGCCTCAATCTCATGCTCGCTGAATGGGCGAATCGTGGTCTAAATCAATGGACTATTGCACAAAAAACAGTTGCAATGGTAAAAGATACGACTGTATATAACATTGATTCTACAAATGCCACTGCACCGATTGATGTTCTTGATGCTTTTGTTCGTGAAACAGTAAACAGTGAAGTGACCGATTTACCGATGACTCGTATTAGTCGGTCACAATACTCCGCATATCCAAAAAAAAGTCAAACAGGAAAACCGAATCAGTTTTTGATAGATAAACAATTATCGCCTACGATCACGGTTTATCCTGCGCCAGATAAATCAAGCGAGTACACGGTTTACATGAATGTACTAACCAGAATGGATGATGCGGACGAAGGCGCAAACACTTTGGAAATGCCTTACAGATTTTATCCGTGTCTTGCTGCTGGATTGGCGTATTATATATCTATCAAAAGGGCGCCAGAACGCACTATGATGCTCAAACAAATGTACGATGAAGAGTTCCAAAGAGCGTTGGATCAAGATGAGGAGCGAGCTTCTTATCGAATCATGCCAGACTTGAGAAGTTACACAAATCCATAATGGCTACATACGCAAAAGGCAATAAAGCATACGGCATCTGCGATATTACTGGATTTCGTTACAATCTCAGAGATATGAAGAAAACTTGGGATGGTTTATTGGTCGGACCAGATCAATGGAGTCCAAAACACCCACAGTTAGAGCCAAGACCTGCTCCAGTAGACAGCGAAGCGCTCAACGATCCAAGACCAGATACGGACGATGACAACAATTTTTTTGTGGTTTACACGAATGTAGGCTTAGGTAAACTAGGTAAACAACTTACGACATTTGAAATAGGTGTAAGCGTTGGGAGCGTGACGGTAACAGTATGAGTTTTACATATTCGACACTAAAAACAGCAGTACAGGACTACTTAGAATGCACTGAGAGCACTTTTGTTACTCAGTTGCCCACTATCATTACTGAGTCTGAAGATCGCATATTTCAGCTCGTACAGCTACCAGAACAGAGGAAAAATGTACAAGGTACTACGGAATCTGGTAATCGTTTTCTTGCCGTTCCGAATGATTTTCTGGCACCTATGAGTCTTGCGATTATAAACAGTAGTACATACACATACCTTGATTTAAAACACGCATCATTTTTGAAAGAGTACAGTCCAACAACAACTGTGACTGGACAACCTAAATATTATTCAATTTACAGCCAGAGTTCTTTTGCGTTGGCACCTGTACCAAACGCAAACTTTACTGTAGAATTACATTACTTACATAAACCGACTTCTATAACAAGTGGTAGTGACAGTGGAACAACGGTTTTGTCGGAAGATTATTCAGACGCATTGTTATATGGTGCGTTAGTAGAAGGTGCAATCTTCCTCAAAGAGCCACCAGATGTCATTGCTCAGTTTGAAGCAAGATTTAAAGAGAGCGTGGCTAGAATGAAAAACTTAAGTGAAGGTCGAGAGACCAAAGACGAATACAGATACGACAGCCTCCGAATCGGAGTGTCGTAATGAAACCAATAAAGTCTTTAGAGGGCAAGAGGGTTGCCATAATCGGTCTTGGCATTTCGCAAATAGACCTTGTTATATCACTAGAAAACAGCAAAGAATGGGATGAGCTCTGGGGCATTAATTCCGCAGGTGCAGTTTTTAACTTAGATCGTCTTTTTATGATGGATCCTGCAAGTCGTTTTTTAGATACAGATGACGCAGGCAGGCAAACCGATGTTATGCGTAAAATTTTGCCGAGCTTGAAAATTCCAATTTACACCTGTGAATTAGATGAGAGAGTGCCATCTGCGAAACTGTTTCCGATAGATGAGGTGACAAATTACGCGAAATGCGCGTATTTTAACAATACTGTTGCCTATGCAATCGGTTTTGCTTACTGGAATAAAGTTAAAGCCATAGATCTATTTGGCATAGATTTTTCATATTCTACTGATTTACATTTTGCTGAAGCAGGGAGAGCATGTGTAGAATTTTGGTTATGCAAATTGATTGAAAACGGAGTTGAAGTTGGCGTTAGCCCAAGATCCACTGTGCTGGATTCATCCGTTCCATTGAATGAAAGACTTTATGGTTATCATCGTTTACCAGATCCTTTTGTTGCTGTACCACATGATGGCAAATGGGTGGTTGGCACTGTCAGTGATGTAGAGGGTGCTTTGCAAAAAGACAATCTCACTATTGTACAACATGAAAAACCGCCAGAACCGTACAAAGGATGAACGATAGCTTCATAAAACTGGGCAATGTAAGCGTCCATACGACACAAAACAAAGGGCACGATCCAGAGTTTTGGGCGGAGCAGGCAACAAAAAAAATATGTGATGTTTCAGCAGATGCGCCAGAACATGTGAGACAACAAGCCAATGCTTACAGGAATTATATTTATCAAATCATTTTGCTTGCCATGAAACATAGTATAGAATCTAATAAAGTGACTATGGTGAATTTACTAATTAGTCAAGGTCATGAAGACATGGCTAGAATTATTAAGGAGCTATAATGGCAATAACATCAGCAATAGCAACAAGTTTTAAACAAGAGATTCTTGTTGAAGGACACAATCTAACCAATGGCGCTGATTCGATTAAATTAGCGTTATACACAAGTTCAGCAACAATGGGTGCTTCGACTACTGCGTATTCAACTTCACAAGAAGTAAGTGGTACTAATTATAGTGCTGGCGGTGGTACATTGACAAATGTGACACCAACAACTTCTGGAACCACAGCAATCTGTGATTTTGCAGATTTAACTTTTGGTACAGCTACAGTCACGGCTAGGGGTTGTTTGATCTACAATTCAACCAACTCTAATAAAGCTATATGTGCTATCGACTTCGGTGGCGATAAAACATCGACTGCTGGAGACTTTACTATTGTTTTCCCTAGCGCTACAGCTACAGGCGCAATCATTCGCTTGGCTTAGTCTAGGAGTTTTATGGTAGACTTTTTGTAAGGAAGTTTACTATGCCTCTATCTAAAGTAGAATTTAAAGCAGGAATCAACAAAGAAGAGACCGATTACTCAAACGAAGGCGGTTGGGTTGACGGTAATCTCATCCGTTTTAGAAAGAATCGTGTAGAAAAAATAGGTGGTTGGGTCAAATACTCGACCAATAGTTTTCTAGGCATTTGTAGAGCGTTACATCAATGGATCTCTTTGAGCGGTACTCGATACATGGGTTTGGGAACCACTTTCAAATACTATGTCGAAGAGGGCGGTTCTTACAATGATGTTACTCCAATTAGATCAACAACATCTGGCGGAGATGTAACTTTTGCTGGAAAAGCAAATACACTTTCTTCTAACATTTCTGCTACTGATGAGACTATTCCATTGACAAGTTCTACAGGATTTCCTTCAAGTGGAACAATACAGATAGGAAGCGAAACAATTAATTATGGGGCTGTATCTGGTAATAACTTAGTTGGAGCAACAAGGGGCGCAGAAAGCACGACAGCAGCAACACACAGTTCTTCTGATGCTGTTTTGTGTGCAACGCTTACTGTAAGCGATACCTCTCATGGCGCAGTACAAAATGATTTTGTTACATTCAGTAGTGGAGCAACTTTGGGCGGTAACATAACTGCTGCTGTTTTGAATCAAGAATATCAAATAGTAACGATTATTAACGCCAATAGTTACACGGTGAAAGCAAAAGATACATCTGACAACACTGTTTTTGCTAATTCTAGTGATTCTGGGAGTGGTGGGGGTAGCACAGTTGGGGCATATCAAATCAATGTTGGTCTGGATAATTATGTGCAGGGCACAGGCTGGGGTCTTAATTCTTGGGGCGATGGTGGTTTTGGATCCACGAGCTCTATATCAGCAAATAATCAGCTTAGATTATGGACGCATGATAATTTTGGCGAAGATTTAATCATCAATGTACGCGGTGGCGGTATATACAGATGGGTCGAGAACGATGGTGTTGGAACAAGAGCTGTGCAACTTTCATCTGTATCAGGCGCAAATAAAGTACCCACGGTTGGTTTGCAGGTTGTTACATCAGAAACGGATAGACATTTGATTGTCTTAGGCGCTGACGCTTTATCTGGCGGTTCCAGAACTGGCACGGTTGATCCAATGTTAATTGCTTTTTCAGATCAAGAAGATCCTCTTGAATTTGAGCCTACAAGCACTAACACGGCAGGTTCTCTGAGGCTATCATCTGGTTCAGAGATTGTCGGTGGGATGAAGTCCAGACAAGAGGTTCTAATATGGACTGATACTAGCATTTACAGCATGAACTTTATTGGACCACCTTTGACATTTTCATTGAATTTAATCAATGAAGGCGCTGGTCTAATCGGACCAAAAGCATTTGTGAACGCACCAAATGGTGTCTTTTACATGAGCAAACAGGGATTTTACTTTTATAACGGTGCCGTTCAAAAGCTGTCCTGTAGCGTGCAAGAGTATGTTTTTCAAGATTTGGACCAGTCACAAGCGTTTAAGTGTCATGTTGCTTTGAATGCAGAATTTTCTGAAGTTTGGTTTTTCTATCCTTCGATTAGTGATGACACCAAAGAAATATCAAGATATGCGATGTACAACTATCAAGAAAATAATTGGTCTATAGGCTCTATGGTTCGTTACGCATGGCTCGACTCAGGCATAAAGAATAGACCGCAAGCATCTGGTGCTTCATCTAGCACATATTATATTTATGAACATGAGAACGGATTTAACGATGATGAAAGCCCAATGGACAATGTATATATAGAGTCGGCAGATATTGACTTGCAGGACGGTGAGAATTTAGCTTTTGTCAAAAGAATTATTCCAGATGTTAAATTTGTGACACAAACTGGCACATCGCCTGATCCTGCTGTGAATATCGTGTTGAAAAACCGTGATTTCAATGGTGAAAGTCTGACAACAAATTCAACCAATCAAATAAAAACAACCACAAATCAAAGTTTTGTTAGAGCCAGAGGCAGACAGTTCGTGCTTCGTTTCGAGTCGGATGATGACAATGATACTCAGGATCGCAAAGATTACAAATGGCGTGTAGGCTCCACTCGCATTGACATACAGCCTTCTGGAAGGCGCGGTGCATGAGCAAAATACTGCCTACTCGTTTGCCTTTTGCCAATGGAGAGGTCACGCCAGAGCTATACAACCGTTTGATAAGAATCCTTGAGATCAACTTAAATGCAATCGATCCAGAGCAAATACCTAGTTTTAACGACACAGAAATTGATACTATACAGTTTGCAACTGGTGCGATAATATTTAATACTACAAGAAGCATCCATCAGGGGTTTGATGGCACTCGTTTAAGAGATTTATATAGTCATCAGACATATCCTACTGGTTTAGGTGCTACAATGAGTGTAGGGAGCGTTACAGTAACTACGAGCTGAATATGGCGATAAGCGAAGAATTAAAACAAAGAATAGAAAATTTCGGCATGGGACGAAGATCCCCAAGAGGCTCTATGCAAATGGGTGTTAGTGGCAAAGGTGCGACTGATTCATTTGGACCTAGTGCTACCAAATCTTTAGATGATGAGCTCAGAGCAAGAGGTTTGTTTGATCCAACTATAATATCTACCGAAATGAAAAGAAATCGTTTGGATTTGGATATGATTAGCAAACAAGTCAATTCATTAACCCCAGAAGAGCGAGCTCAACTCATGCAAGAGATTGAAAACGCTCGAATGAGAGAGATGGCACCACTTGGTCAAGTTTCTTCACAAATAGAGCAAATGGGCACAGGAGACGATCAATTTCTCGTTCACACTGAGTTTGGAGACACAATCGTACCACCACAGATCATCAACGATGATCCAGAGCTTGAGGCAATGCTTGAACGAAAGTTTGAAGAATACAACATAACGCCAGAAGAGCGTGTTGTGGGATCAGGCATTGCGACACTTAATCCGCAGACTGGACTTCCAGAATACGGTTTTTTCAAGAAACTAATCAAAGGTATAGGCAAAGTCGTTAAGAAAGTTGCTCCTGTGGCTGCTTTTATACCCGGTGTAGGAACTGCATTGGGTGGTGTACTGGGTGGCATAGGCGGTAAAGTTGTCAGTGGAATCAGCAAACTATCACCCGGTCTTGGGAGTGCATTGGGTAGCATTGGGTCTACTGTCGCCAGTGGCATTGCAAATCTAGGAATACCCGGTGTTTCATCGATTGCTGGCGGTACGGCTGGCGGATTCGGTGGTATTAAAGGTGCTTTAACGACCAGATCTGGTTTATTTGGTGGCGGTCCTTTTGGTCAAGCTGGATCGATGTACCCCGGTGGACCAGTACCACAACAAGCAGTAGATCAACAAGGCAATCCGATAGTTGATGCACAAGGAAACCCAGTGTATCAACGAACAGGACCTTTTGGTGGAACCCTCGGTCCAAGAATAGCGCAAGGAATTGGTGGGCTTTTTGGCGGTCAAGGCGGAGGTTTTGGCGGTCAAGGTGGCGGAATGGGCGCTTTAGGAATGGCTGGTTTGGCTGGTCTTGCTGGAACTTTGGGTAAAATGGCTTACGATGAAACCAAAAAAGACATGGGTGTTCCGATGACACCAATGACAATGCTTGGTCCTGTTGGGCGTTTCAACATTGAGGCAGAGATTGCTAGAAGAATGGGTCAGGAGGCACCAAACCCTGTTGAGTTCGGTTTATTGCCCCAAGGAACATTTCCAGAGCTTTCTGGTGGTAGACCACTAGAAAGTGAAATGATGCCTTCTATGGGCGTTTCACAGCCTCCTGTGATGGGACCGATTGACATGGTTGATCCGAGAACAATACCTAATAGACCACCTAGCATTGAGCAGATCAGTCCGTTGGATGCAGTAGAAATACCTATTAAAAAAGATTTACCACGAATTATGGATATACAACCTCCAAAAGAGGGGTTTCCAATTCAAATACCACTCCCACCAAGACCACCCAGCATTGAATATATCCCAAAAATTGTAGACGCTCCACCAGTGGTACAACAACCGCCTATGATGCCGATTGATATGCCGATTGATATGCCTATAAATATTCCACAGATTGCACAACTGGATATACCGATGGTTATGCCAGAGTTGCCAGCTACAATGCCTGCTGTACAACCAATGCCTATGCCAAGAAGAGCAGTCGACTCGATCAGACCGCGTATTAGCAGAAGAAGAGGCAGAGGGGTAGGCGCGTTACGAAGAGCCAATGGTGGCGAAATAATGAATTACGAAGGCGGTGGAAGTGCAAACAAATACCCAAACGAAGGCTTGGAAGCATTGGCTAGAGTTGCACCAGATGTTGTCAGGAGAATGGGATATGCAGGCGGTGGTCCAATTTACCCCATGGCTTATGCTGAGGGCGGTAATGTGAGCATGGAAGATTTTGAAAGAATGAATGGCGGTATCAATGGCGCTGGTACAGAAACCAGTGACGATATCCCAGCCATGTTATCGGATGGCGAGTTTGTTATGACTGGGCAAGCTGTCAGGGGCGCTGGATCTTACGAGATGGCACAAGACAACAGAGGTATAATAAGTTTGATTCCAAACATGCAAGAAGATCGTGAACGCGGAACAAGGCTCATGTATGACCTTATGGATGCGTTTGATAGCAAAGCAGGGAGACTGTCTTAATGGCAAATGGAAATCCTTATGTATCAGGAATCACTCGTATAGAGGGTGGTTTTGACCCATACAGCACTCAACTTTTTTATGGTTTGGGTGGCAGAGGTGGATTTATACCCGGTGCAATGCGAGCAGCAGAGCGCACATTCTTCGATGAGCAAGGCAGAGCCAGAGTCATACCCAGACAAATCGCTGAATTTACACCAGATCAGCTACAAGCGATGCAGTT